AATTGCACTAAAGTATAGGAATCAATATTATCACAATCTAAACCAATCGACTCTATCGTGGCAAACAAATTGTTTTGGATATATAAAAAATCTTTTTCAATATTATAGGTCATATTTTTCCTTTTCATCTACATCAAAGAGCACTGGTACATCGACATATATGTCGCATGTAGTTTCAGCCTGCCCAACTCTCTTATATCTTCCATCAGTAGTATCAAAATAAACTTCGTTGATACCTTCATCTACATTTGAATCTTGCGGAGGCTGCTCTGGACTCACCTAAACCACGTCACTAAAGAATATTTAATTGTTTGATCATTGGAACCTACAGGTTCTGCTATATGTATATATGGAAAATTAGAAGGAAAAAGAATGACACTTCCAGCTTTAGGTGTAATTGATGTATCAAATTTTGGAAAAGTTAAATTTCCACCTGAGTAGCCATCATTTAAAAATGCAACTAAGCTTAGTGTTCTTGAATTGTCTCGCCAATGATCATGGTGTGCGTGATATGATGCGCCGCCGCCATATTTCAGTACACGATATCCCTCGTCTGCTTCTAGATCTAGTTCAAAGGTATTTCTATAATCCCAAACATATGGATCTATTGACTCCCATATTCTTTTCCATTCTTGCGCAAGTGGCAAAACTCTTTCTACTGAAATGTCTTCACTACCAATAGGGCCTAGTTCGCAACTCATTGATGTTCTTATCGGAGCAACAACTCCTGACCCAACAGTTGAGCGTTCCCAATGAAGGTATCCCCATGCCTGACTACACTCTTCTTCAAGAAGATGAATAAAATTTCCTGGATCGAAAACATTATCATACTGCACTATGCAGGGGGCATGTTCTGTCATTTTCATTTTTATGCTGCTACCTGTTCACGGATAGCAATAACCGTTTTGCACAAATCTAATAGGCGTTGCACTTCAGATACGTAGCCCTGGAATGGAGCGTCAATTTCAGATTGGGGATCAAAAGTTAATATGTCAATTTCTTCTGGATTTATACCAGATGCGACAAGCATGCCGTACATTTGTTCCTTCAATCCATCAATTCTAGAATCTATAGCTTGAAGCTTTCTTTCATTACTTAAAGAGTTAAAAAAATTCATTTTTCTTCCTTTTTTGTTTGTTATTATTATAGTGTATAATTATTGTTTTTTCAAGTTGATTTAGATATCAATTACTTTGCTATAATTTGAATGGCCTATTTGACTTGCAACATTTCCAGCGTTTCTAGTAACAACAACTATTCCACCAGTTGAGCCTGTAGCTCCTGTTGCCCCAGGATTAGCTGTACCAGCTGCACCAACTGCACCTCCAGCTCCTCCGCTGTAGTTAACAGTAGGAGCACTATGACTAGGGGCGGCAGATCTGTTGCTAGTTACCGCTCCTGTTGTGACATTAAGGGTAGCTGCGGTGTGCGGGTGTGTTCCGGAGTTGTGGCCAGATGGGTGTGGTGTTCCTGCGCCAGGATTAGGTCCAGTTGATCCCGCAGGGTGGTGATGAGTAGTCGGGTGTGTGCCAGCATTGTGACTTGCATTATAAACTGTTGCGTGATGGCTTGGCTTACCAGAATGTGGGGCGTTAGCTGGATGATGATGATTTCCAGAATGATGACCAGATGGATGGAAAGTTGAGTTGTGACCAGCAGGATGAAAAGTGCCATTATGATGACTTCTCACGGTATGTGGTCCACCTGCTGGGTGTGCTGCATGCGGAGTGCCAGAACCATGATGATGAGATCCATGTCCCGCATTGTGGTTTTTTCCAGAAACTGTTGCATTGTGGTTGGTAAAATTTCTAGGACCATTTGCTGGATGAGATCCAGAAGTGTTTCCAGCAGGATGATGATGATATCCGTGACCTGCATTATGTCCTGAAGGGTGTGGATTGCCGGGGTTGTGCCCAGAAGGGTGTGGGTTGGCACTATGGGGACTGATTACTGCAATTGAGTTAGCAGGGTGGTGATAAAATCCATCATTATGCCCAGAAGGATGTGGTGTACCAGCGCCAGGGTTTGGTCCAGTTGAACCAGCGGGGTGGTGATGAGAAGTTGGATGAGTGCCGGAGTTATGACCAGCTGGATGTGGTGTACCAGCGCCGGGGTTTGGTCCAGTTGATCCAGCAGGGTGATGAAAGGTCCCCGACGTATGATATCCAGTTATGTTAGGTGCAGGGTTTCCTGCAGGGCCAGCAGCGCCTGGCGTAGATGGAGTTCCCGCCGTTCCAGCTACTCCATAGCTTACTAAAGTCCCACTGCCTGCAATTGTCTTGGCAAAAATAATAACTAATCCACCACCAAGACCACCAGCTCCACCAGTTCCCGCAGTTGCTGGGTTGCCAGCGGTTCCTGCATTTCCTGCACCGCCAGCCTGCCCTACATTGGCTCCAGGAAAGTTTCCAGCACCACCAGCAAATGGTCCAGTGGGAAGGGTGGTTGTACCATTGGAACCAGCAGTACCTAATGAGCCTCCAGCGATCTTTGTGACAACTCCTGCGCCGGTAATAAAAAATCCAGATACCGCGTCATCTAAATCATAAAGATCTGTTACAGATATTGGATCTGTACTTGTACCCCAAGCTTTAGATGGATTGAGGGAAGTTTGTCTTCCGGCAATTGTTCCGCTTCCATCTGCTACAGAGTGAGTAACTGCGGCGGGCATACCAACTGTTCCGTTATTTGTGAAAGTTCCATTGACAAAAACGCGGAATCCATTTGTAAATAATGTAACACCACTATTAACCGTAAGATTAGTACAGTATATGTCTTTTACTAATTTATAAACATTTGAAGTTGGAGCTAATGAAATTACTGTAGCTGTGCCGTCAAATGTAGCTGCGCCATCAGTACCTTCGCCAAAGATGGCGTCTCCACCTTCTCTTTGGACAATGGGTTTATTTACTCTTCTAATTGCCATTTCATACTACCTGCGAATAAATAACAGTACCCGCGCTACAGCTAGTTCCACCAGTGACATCGGTTGATACGCCAGAAGTCAGAACTCCAGCGGAAGAAATAATAATCACCACTCCACCGCCACCGCCGTTTGCACCAGCAGTTCCTGGTGCCTTGATGCTTGCCGTACCGCTAGAAAGACCGATGTATCTTGCTGCAAGAATAACTACTCCACCGCCCACTCCAACAGTGCCGCCAGCGCCACCACGTAAGGGAGTTACAGTAGTCGATGTTCCCGTAATGGAATACCCTTTAATTGCTTGGAAAGGCTGTTTATAGTAGTCGGTCCCGCCTGTTCCTGCAGTTGGTGCGTCTGCAGTCTGTGTTTCGCTTGAGCCACCAAGACTATGAGTAACCGGAGTTGCGGTAGCGCCACCCTGCTGTATTGAGCCAGTGGTTGAGAACCCTGTGGTATAGCCAATGATTGAATCATTACCAAGCGTTAAAACATTTTGAACAAAAATTCTATACCCTGCGGGATTTAATCTAACGTTGTCTGCAATTATTAGATTATAAAAGAATAAATCTCTTGTTGCTGTATAGACGGAAGACAATGGTGCCATGCTCAGAACTGTCGCTGATCCATCCAAGGTAGCAGAGCCGTCTGCGCCTGAACCATAAACTGGGTCTGGTGCATCAAGGAAACCAGTGAGGTTGGAGTTCGCTTTTGACGTTGTTGATGGTCCAGAGGCGACGCTCAGACCACCTCCATTCGTAAAAATGAACTTTCCCATTTTAGTATTCCTCGTATCCATTCAAAATATAGTTGACCGTTACTGCGCTTGCTAGTCCTCGTATTTTATCTGAATATGTATCTCCAGCAGTATTATTATTATTTGTTAATACCATTGAAGTTGACAATGTCACTGTTTCGTTAGCTGCAAGTGTTAGCGAGTTAATAAAAATGTGCGAACTTGCTACAGTTACTCCGTATGGCTTTAGATATAGCGTTACTGTTTGTGCGGAAGCAGACGTGTTGCATAAAATAATTTCTTTAATTACAACCTTCGTTACGTATCCAACATTATATGGGACGGTGTATATATCTCCTGCAGACGTAGCAAATGCTGCTGGTCCGACAAGTCTTTTCTGTGTTAAGGGCATTACATAACCTCCATTATAAATTTCATCATATTGTCTCTCACATTGTTTACAGTTGCTACACTCACGGAACTCACCGACAATGTTGTGCCGTCAAATGTAAGGTTTGCGCTACCAGCAGCATCGTTAGAACCGTCTTTATATACGACCTGATTTGCAGAACCAGCAACTGGGCCCGTTGCTCCTTGTGTTCCTTGCGGACCTGTAGCGCCTTGAGAACCTGTGGCGCCTTGTGGTCCAGTGCTTCCCTGTGGGCCAATATCTCCTTGTGGGCCAGTAGAACCTTGGGGACCTGTAGCTCCCTGTGGTCCTGTCGAACCCTGGGATCCTGTTTCACCCTGAGGACCAATGGAGCCTTGTGGTCCTTGCGGTCCAGTAGAACCTTGAGGACCTGTGTTTCCTTGGGAGCCAGCAGCGCCTTGTGAGCCAGTAGCGCCTTGAGAGCCTATATCCCCTTGTGGTCCTTGTGGTCCGGTTGCACCTTGGGCACCTGTAGCACCTTGTGGCCCAACATCTCCTTGTGCGCCAGTTGCACCTTGGGGACCTGTGGCTCCTTGAGGACCAGTGGCTCCTTGAGGACCAACAGATCCCTGAGGGCCCTGAGGTCCAGTGTCACCCTGAGGTCCTATTGGACCTTGAGCGCCTGTTGATCCTTGTGGTCCAGTATCTCCTTGGGCACCTGTGGCTCCCTGAGCTCCAGTGGCTCCCTGAGCTCCAGTTGCTCCCTGCGAACCAGTTGCACCCTGCGAACCAGTTGCACCTTGTGCGCCTGTATTGCCAGTATCACCTTTGTCGCCAGTACGAACAAATGTAATAATTACATCTTGACCATTTGCCCATGTTGGAGAAGAGCCAGTCAGATAAGTAACTGGAACTTTATAATATGAGGATACATAAGTGTTTGCTCCACTTATTGCGTAATAAGCAAAGACCGCTGAATTCCCAAATTCTTCTACCCTAAAGTGTCCCTTAATTGAGGAAGTTGAATCATCAATTGTTTCAAGATATGCAGATACATCTACAGAGTTACTGTCAACTGGGTCTATATATAGGAAAGTTGCAGTCGCAAAAGTATTGTCAAACTTTAAGTTTGCTGTACCGGGATCACTGTCTGCTGTACTTGTTAAATAATTATATGAAAAAGTTGCTCCACCAAAAGAGCCCGTTGCTCCCTGTGCCCCAGTTGCTCCCTGAGATCCTGTGGCCCCTTGAACTCCCTGTGGGCCAACAGATCCCTGAGCTCCCACATCTCCCTGTGGCCCAGTTGCACCTTGGGGACCAGTTGCGCCTTGTGGGCCAGTGGCGCCTTGAGGGCCAGTAGCGCCTTGTGCGCCTTGCGAGCCAACTGCTCCCTGAGGTCCGACGTCACCCTGTGGACCAACTGAACCCTGAGGTCCCGTATCCCCTTGGGCGCCTGTTAAACCCTGAGGTCCTGTTGCGCCTTGTGATCCTGTTGCACCTTGTGATCCTGTTGCTCCTTGAGCTCCTGTCGCTCCCTGAGCACCGGTTGCACCTTGAGAACCGACGTCCCCCTGTGGGCCTTGCGGACCCGTTGATCCTTGTGCTCCAGTTGCACCTTGAGAACCTGTAGCTCCTTGCGGACCAACGTCACCCTGTGGGCCATCTCCACCAACTGGTCCTTCGCTACCTTGAGCTCCAGTAGCACCCTGGGGTCCCGTTGCACCTTCAGGGCCAGCTGAACCCTGTGGTCCTTGAGATCCAGTAGCCCCTGTTGCCCCTTGGGGACCAGTGGAACCTTGTGGGCCTATGTCTCCTTGAGCGCCAGTGGAACCTGTTGCCCCCTGAGGGCCGGTAGCGCCTTGTGCTCCTGCGTCCCCTTGTGGTCCACTCGCACCTTGTGCTCCCTGTGCTCCCTGTGTGCCAACGTCTCCTTGAGGCCCCTGTGGTCCGGTTGCACCTTGGGCACCGGTAGCGCCTTGGGATCCGACATCTCCTTGGGGGCCAGTTGCACCCTGGGCTCCTGTGGCTCCCTGGGCTCCTGTGGCTCCCTGGGCTCCTGTGGCTCCCTGGGCTCCAACGGATCCCTGCGGACCTTGAGGGCCAGTATCGCCTTGTGGTCCCACTGACCCCTGAGGGCCTGTTGATCCTTGGGCTCCTGTTGCGCCTTGAGAACCTTGGGGGCCAGTAGCTCCTTGAGGACCTGTTTCACCTTGTGCTCCAGTTGAACCTTGGGGCCCAATATCACCCTGAGGGCCTTGGGGGCCAATTGGGCTTGTGGAATCAAGAGAGCCATCACCCTTTACAAATTGAGTAGAAGTTCCACCTTGAGTTACAAACTTATCTGCGTTGATGTACTGGAAGTAGTTAATAGAATTGGTCGTGCCGCCAGTGCCTGATGAAGCAGCCAAGGTCGAGGAAGGTTTGTCGTAAACACAGTTGAGAATTGAATAAAAACCGTTTAGCTCAACTGGAGCAACGCTGCTTAGATTTGATGTTAAAAACTGACAGTTGGATAAAGTTACAACGCTTGATGAAGAAGATGTAACGGCGTTAGTCACAGCAGCAGCAACAATCGAATCAATAAGAGATAAAGTTCCAGCAGTTAACACTGGGGCAACAGTCACTGCACTCTTAACAATTACATTCGCACTAGCGTTATTGACTGTTATAAAGTTGGGGTTACCTCCAAAGATTAAAACCAAACCAGCGCCAGTGATACTTGTAGTACCAAAATCACACACACGAGCAACCGTATAATCGGCGTTACTGCTCTTTGTGAAAGTGCCAGAAACCTCACAGTTAAGTATGTTTACATTTCCCTGAGCAGCGGGCGTGCTGACCGTCAGGTTTGTCATTTTTATGCCCGAGATGGTGCAGCCAGTGTTTGTGCTTACCGTCCCTGAAATAACTATGTTCCCACCAATAAGACCAGGGCCAGTTATGGTTGTGTACTGAGTAGTTATTGATGGGCTTTCCGTGTATGTCCCTGGGTGAACAATAACTGTTTTACGCTGTGAGGTCACTAAAGTAAGTGCTTTAGTAATAGAAGCAACGGGGGTTAGTAAATCACCATTACCAGTAGTATCATCTCCATCTACTTGGCTAACATGGATTTCATAGTCGTAGCCAGTAAAAGTGATTCCAGAAGCACCAGTAGCACCTTGGCTGCCCGTGGCTCCTTGAGAACCCGTAGCTCCCTGGGAGCCTGTGGCTCCTTGAGGGCCTTGTGGACCTTGTGCGCCAGCAAGAAGACTGGTACCAACACCATCGCCTCCAGTAGTTATGTCAAGATAAAAACCTCTTGCATTTCCGCCTTGCTCAAAAAAGCGAAGTCTGTTTTGCCAAACGTCAATAGTGACCCCACCAGTAAGGGTGGTGTTGGTAACTGCTTTCTTTAGGAAAATTTCACCACCCTCATCACCAGATGAGTTATTGGAGATGAGGTTGCCTCCAGCAGCTATATTGCCAGAAACTGAGACGGCGGATGGTAAGCTTACAACAAAAGAGCCAGAGGTTTCAGTTACAGTAATTTGATCTGTAGTGCCAGTAATTCCAGTAATTAATTTAGCGCCAACAATAGTATTAGATGCGTTCTTATAGAATAACTTGCCATCTGCATAGTTTAATGCCAGTTCCCCATGAGTCATAGAAGCAGGTACAGACGTAGTTGTACCTGAATTCTTAACTAAAATAGTATTAGCCATGTAAAGACCTCTATAGGAATATAAAATAAGCGCTTATGTTAATAGTAACATTTTTTATTCTGTTGTGCCAGAACAAGATTCCAAATCTTCAAAACGTTTAGTAATCAAATCATCGTATTTAGCTGCGATTTCTGCAACGTTGTGTTGAATCAAGGCGTTGCGTGTACGCTGTGCAGTGGAAGGACCAATGTGTTGCTTGTAAATCATCTTGGGAATATAATTAAATTTAGTAATTAAAAAAGTTCTAACAACTAGATCAAAATCATCTGCTACAGTAAAACGAGGATCATGTCCATTCAACTGCCTATAGACATCTGCTCGCCATGCACGAACGTGATTAGGCGCTGAAACGATATGTCTAATAGTAGTAGGATTAATCTCTGGAGCACCCATTGTCCACACTTGATGTTCTTCATCCCAATAGTCGGAACCATAGCCAAAAGCCCAACCATCAGGGTATCTTCCTGATTGGCCATCTGGTAAAATTTCACACCAATCAGAATAAACAAAACCAACTTCAGGATCAGTAAATGCGTCAGCAGTTAACTGTAGTGCGTCGGGCATTAATTCATCATCGTGATCTAACTCTACTAGAATGTCACCCTCGGCTGCCATCATGCACTGACGTTTAACTCTGCCAATGCTTCCAGAATGAACATGTGATTTATGCGCCATCAATCTAAATCTTTCATCAGACGCTAAACCATAAATTTGATTCCATGTATTATTATTAGTAGAATCGTCCCAAACAACCCATTCCCAATCAGTATAAGTTTGAGATTTAAGACTTGCCCAAGTTCTAGCTAGAATACTTGGATCAGTATTATAAGTTGGTGTACAAATAGAAATCATTTAAGCCTCAGTATCAATAAAATATATGTATATATTATCACATTAACTTGCAATGTGCCAATAATCCTTGCTCTTATTTAAGGACTTTAGTCTTACTATTCTATCGAGGATGGGAGTCTTTATCATGCGGAATTTTATTGGTAACTTATTTAGGTTTTCTACTATATCACTAGCTATTGTTGGCTTTTTTGCGCCGCTATCAAGTGCGCACGCAAGCAACTTATTAGTCAACGGGGATTTTAATGGATCCTCTGGATGGACTGTGTCCCAAAATGGAGGCTCTGGAGTTTTATTCAATGGCGCTTTGCAATTTTCCTATCAGACCGGCGAAGTATTCCAAGCTATCACTGTTACACCAGGGGATACTGTAACTCTTTCATTTGCTGTTGACAATAGCCTGACAAATAGCGTAGGCCAAGGTGTTGTATCGGACACCTGGACAGCAACGATATCCTCGGATTCGCCTTCTCCCGCCTCAGCCACAGTCACTAGATCTGTTGCTCATGATCTTGAAAACTTCAGCCTGTCCATTACCATTCCGCAAGGTGCAACGACCGCTACAATAACCTTTAGTGGTATGGACAAAGGTTTTTGGAGTGGGCACTACGGTCCAAGTATTGATAATGTCTCCATAGGAGTGACCCCAGCGGCTTTCGTCCCGACAGGGTATCCAGCAGACCAGCAGTGGGAAGCAGTGACTTACGGTGATGGAAAATTTGTTGCCGTTGCTTCGTCCGGAGATGGCAACCGTGTCATGACTTCAACAAATGGCAATTATTGGACCTCAAGAACGTCTGCTTCTGATAGTAACTGGCAGGGGATCACCTACGCCGACAATCAGTTTGTTGCGGTTGGTTCAAATGCTGTAATGACCTCGCCTGATGGAGTTACTTGGACATCAAGAACTGCGCCAGTTGGCGAGTGGCAAGCAATCACGAACTGTGGCGGTCTTTTTGTTGCTACCGCAACTTGGGGTAGCAGTTATGTAATGTCTTCCACAGATGGTGTTGAATGGACATTACGCACTCCATCTTATGGATGGTCACATGACGCTGTTGCCTGTAGTGCAACAATTCCACGGTTTGTATCTGTGTCTCAGTTTGGTAGAGCATGGTCTTCCGCCAATGGAACTACTGGCTGGTCTACTCAAAACCCTGGTGCAATTGTGGATATCCGAACAGTTGCGTTTGGTAATGGTCGTTTCTCGTGGCTTGAGTACAGCACAAACTCGGGAAATAGATACGGCGGTTACTCCATAAATGGATTGAACTGGTCTGCTGGACTTGTTCCATCTAACCAGTGGAAATACATCACCTACGGCGAAGATAAATTTATTGCGGTAGCGGAAGGTGGATTAAATTCCCGCTCCGCTTATTCAACCGATGGTGCGAACTGGACGCTAGGTTCTGGAGTTCCAAATAACTCGTGGCAAGGGGTTGCTTATGGGGCTGGAAAGTATGTTGCTGTAGCAAACTCTGGAACAGACAACAGAGTTATGACTTCTGCGGATGGTCAATCATGGGAGAGTCTGTCTGTCACTCCTCCTCCGTACTTCAATGCCGTCACAAACCTGACGGCTGTTGCCAACGCAGATGGAAGCGTGAACCTTGACTGGGATGCGCCAACATCAAGCAATGTTGACATCTACGCTTATGCAGTTAGTTTTTACGACCTTGACGAAATTGGTGGAACCACCTCAGGCGGTTGGGGTTTATCGACTAATCAAGGAACTACTTATTTGTTAAGCACTGGGATGTTCTCTGGTAGCAATCCTCTCACGACTGGATACGGACCAGTTCGCTTTGGCATTAAAGCAGGAAATCAGAGCTGCTTTTCCAGCGCAGGCGTAGGTCCATGCGTGTATGGACCCGAAGTCACTGTTGATGCAACTGTTCTTGATCCAACCCCCGCCACAACAACTACCACCGAGCCCGAACCAGAAACAACTACCACAACTGAGCCCGAGCTAGAAACAACAACTACCACCGAGCCGGAACCAGAAACAACAACTACCACCGAGCCAGAGCCAGAAACAACTACTACAACTGAGCCGGAACCAGAAATAACTACTACAACTGAGCCAGAAACAATTCCTCCTGTAGTTATTCCTCCAGATACAGATCCCCCTACAGTTGATCCGGAACCAGAAACTACAGTTCCCGAACCAGAAACAACTATTCCTGAACCAGAAGTTATAGAGCCGGAGCCTGAGACTACTGTTCCGGAAGAAATATCTGATCAAGTAGATGAGATTTTATCTGGAGATTTAACTGAAGAAGAATTCGCTAATGCTGTAGATGAAATTTTAACTTCAGCTGATAACGAAGAAGAGTTAGTTGCTGCAGCTACAGAATTATTATCTGGTGATTTATCAGAAGAACAATTCACAGAGGTTATTGATCAAGTGTTTGCGGAAGAATTAAGTGATGAGGCGTTTGCTGAAGTGCTTGATACCGTGTTCGAAGAACCACTGAGTGACGAAGAGTTTACTGCAGTCATTGATGCCGTCTTAGATCAGCCATTGAGTGACGAACAATTCGAAAATCTAGTTGACGTGTTGAGTAGTGAAACAGTTACTGATGAGCAAGTACAGGAAGCTGTCGATGCAATTATAGAAAATGGAATAACGGAAGATCAGGCAACTGAGATTGCTACAAGTGCAGAGGTACTATCATCTATCGATGGAGAACAAGCAGCAGAAATCTTTGCTGAGATCCCTATTGATGACATAACAGAAGAGCAAGCGTTGGAAATTATTACTGCGGTACAAGACGCTCCAACAGAAGTCCGTTCTTCATTCGAAGAAGAAATAAACATATTTGGCTCAGGAAGTTTAAATACTTATGTGCCGTTAGGTTCCAGCATAAATGTGGGACAAAGAAGAGCGGTCATAGCTGCTGGTGCAGTTATAGCTGTTGCTCCAGTAGCTGGGGCTTCAAGAAGAAGATAACAACAGGGAGATATAATAATGAAAAAATTTATAACTAAACTAATAGCTGCACTTTACGACCAGGCTTGGACAATTGCCGGAACAATACTTGTTCTTATTACTTTGTCTGGAGACATACAGACATGGGGTATAAAAATCAGTGTTATTACCTTAATGATAGTTCTGTTTGGCGCTGTAATTAAAAAAGAAATGGATGATTCTGATTGATTATTTAATCAAATCTTCTGGAATAATCCACAGCTTGCATACAGCGTTAGGCTCAATCTTACCAGCTACTATTTCGCATCCCTGACCACCCATAAAAAATACGCAGTTAGAACAAATCATCCCCTGCTTAATGAAGGGGTTAACTTTTGCGGGAGCATAATGTGCACCGTTTGCCTTTGATGTCTGATCAAACTTTCCAAACATTTCAACCAATTGTTCGTATTGGTCGTACATTAATTTTTGACGAGGATTTAATTTTTCTTCAGGATCATCTGGATCTTCTTCATCTTCAGGTTCCTCCTCGGGCATTTCATCTTCTGGCATATCTTCATCATCGCCATTAGAATATTCTGATAGCCAATAATTACTCATCTCTTGAGCCACCTTTTACTATGCCATCAGGAATCGCAGCTAGTCTGCAGTAACCATTGTCTTCTACTGTCTGAGCTACAATCTTGCAAACACCATTACCTTCGTAAAGGGCGCAATTACCACACTTGACACCTATAGTTAGGTTATCGTTTTCCGTACCTGGAACATATCCAACCCATATTCCATTACCATCACCATTAGCGAGCTTACCGTATTTTGATACGATACCTATCATGGCCTGAACATATTCTTCCTCAGCTGCAGGAAGTTTATTTTCCATTTTTTCTAAAAATTCAGCTAACCAATAAATTGCCATTATTAACCTATACACTTTCTTGAGCAGAATCTTTCATTATTATGTTCGTAAATCATACCACGTATGAACTGTCTACTACAGGTCGGACAGGTAAAAGACTTGCCTTTTAATCCTACATACAGAATAGCTTTACCTGCTGGCTCTGCTTTTAATGTAGCTACAGGTGAATTTGAAACATTTTTCTTTGCGGGCTTTTTACCGGCCATTTTGACTCCTTAGGTATTCAAGACATCTAGGAGTATAGTAATCACTTTTTCCTATTTATAGTTATTTTGTATGTAAACAGGATAAGTTTCATCTATCTCATAATACTTTAGGGGAAATCTATCAAATGGATCTATTCCCTTTTCAATCCTATGCTTAATAGTTTCTAAAGACTTGTATTCATTTTCATTATATTCTGTATGCGCAAATGATTCTATCTTATATATAATATTATTAATATCTGAAAAATAAGAAAAGTGCCAACCAGCGTTGGGTATTCTTGGCAAAAGTGCTTCTCTCATTTTTTGTGGACTATTTTTTTTTAACTCCGAGTATTTCAACGCAACTGGTCTAGCAGTTTGGTTGCAGTGATCTGGAACCTGCCAATTAAAATTCCAAAAATATTGCCTATTATCTAAAGCTACAGGTTTTTTTATATTTTTTAATTCCTGTATAACAGATGATTTAATAATTTCATCCACATCAGATATTAAAATTATGTCATTCTTTTTAGCAAAAGATAAACCATCCATGATGGCGTTTCGTTGAAAGTATTCTCTCTCCCAAGAAGTCATTTCATCTTTTGGAAAATCAACCTTTATTTTAATTATTTTATCCAAAAATGGATTTATCCATTCACCTATATCTTCTAAATAGAAGGGCTTGCTATTGCCAGTAAAGGTTTTAGATGCCTCTACAATTACGAATGAATCAACACAAGAGTATAATTCGTGCAAGCGGATCTTTAGCATTTGTTCTTCATTAAAATACGTAAAGCAATCAAATATTTTCATACACTAATACATTCTCATTTTTAAACATTGAATATCTTTTAATTTCAGTTTCCACTTGTGCGTTAATAGTTAGATATTTTCCAAGATCATTTGCCCAAACACCTGGATTTACCACCATTGCAAAACCGCCAGGTTTTAAAAAGCTTTTGATCTGACGGGCTACCATATCTGTGTCGTCGTTGAAAAGTTCTGGATCATAATTAAATGAAATAAATAAATCACAAATTGATTGACCAAAATATATACCGTTTATACCGGCTTCCCAGTACTTACACTCGTCGTTAGAGAGATATTTTCCTCTTTCAGTATGCATCATAAAAGCGCCAATACCATGCTTAGGCGTGTGTAAAACATCTAACAATTCTTTACTACGGCCATAAAGAGTCGTAAATGTTGTTTGTGGAAACACATCTCTAATTATATGTGCTACGTAGTCCCAATCCATGATATGTATTATAACACAGGCTTACGGGCGTCGACTTTAAGCCAGCCCCATTCATCTCCACGCTTAACATCTAATATTTCAAAACCCATTTTTTCAAAGTCGTCTTGCAACATTCTATGCGTTAAGCCCACAAAGTGAAAGTCAAAAGGATTAAGTTGTTCCGCAAAAAAGATTTGCTGCATTCTTCTGTCTCCATCGAGGGAGTCCATAGAGATTAATTGATTACAGGCTAGGATAAAGTCTGGGACTTCTATTCTGATCATGCCACCTGGCTTAACAATTCTACACCACTCAGCTAATACTGATTGATATTCTTTCCAAGGAAAATGTTCTAGACATTCAGAGTTATAAACTATGTCAGCGTAATTATCTGGAAGATTGATTTTTCGTGCATCGCAAACTACGTCTACTGGGACAAAAGTTTTATTTACATGATCATATAATGGTGTTGGGTCTATATCTATGTGCATCCAGTCTGAACCTAGGTATGTTCTAGTACCAATTACAACTTTTATGCCATTACCTTGTGGTATTGTTTCTAATCTCATTTAAATTATTCTTCCTCGATAAAGATTTTGCCAACGTGGGACCTTGATAATATCTACTTCGCGCCCCAAAGCTGCTATATAAATTGTTTCTGGACTCTCATTTAACCCTTTAAGCTCAGGTTGCAACTGATACCATTCCTCCATGTAATGGGAAGTCCAATCTTCGAACCTAGTTACGTTAGGGCTATGGTAGGTTACATGCGGGCCTACAAAATATTTATTCCATTTATTCACCCAGTTAACTACGCCTGCATTAATTCTTTCCTGTGCATCAGGATTTCTAGTGCTTGTGGCATCGTGAGAGACTACTACTGATGGATCAGCTACTATCTTCCAGCCACCTAATCTTATTCTAGTCTGGAAATCAACTTCTTCTTGATGCCCGATCTCTGTATCAAATCCACCGATTTCTTTGTATCGTTGACGATTTAAAATCCAACAAAATCCAACACCCCATAATATTTCCATATATCTTGTACGCTGTATAGGGTAAGCTCCACCATTAGGAAAAGCCATAGCGACTTCATGATTAGATTCTAGATAACTAGCCAATTTCTCATCCCAACCACGAGTAATAGCATACGCATCGTTGTCAAGATAGCCGACATTGTTAGTCTCTGCCCACTCCAGTATTTGATTGACTGCTCCGACATATCCAGTATTGTGATCTAAAAATCTTGGAATGATTCTTGAATCTTCATTAGCGTGTCTTTCAATAACTTCTCTGACACCTGGGTCAGTCGATGCGTTATCGACAACTAGAAAGCGCCAATCGGAAGTAGAGTTCTCTCTCATGTTAATAAGCATCATATTTAACTTCTGAGGATTATTATAACTAGCAGTGCCCATATCTATTCTCATGGCTTCACCCACCACTGTCCATTTTCATGACGGACAAATCCTATTTTTACTAACATTGGATCCCATTCCCATTCATATTTATTATTAATAGCTAAGTGCATCGGGATAGAATTTCCATGCTCAGCGTCGCCTATTCCGAATGCGTTATTAGGAATGAACACACCGTTTTTCTTTAGGCAATTAAAAATAGCTAAAGCCCATTCATCTACGTTTACGACATGCTCGAGAAAATCTAGGGCGACAACACCGTCAAACTTATTGCTACCAATTGTTGGCGCAAAGCTATCAGTGAATAAAGTTTTGATATCTAGATCAGGGCGCTTGCTAAATCGGTACTGTGCGAAGTTAGCTGTTTTACTATTTTCCAAATCATGGTATGTTGTCTTAATGCCCTGCTCGGCCATTCGCAAACTAAGAGTTCCAATTCCATCACCAATGCTTAAAACATTCTTTTTTCCAGAATGAAATAAACCTAAGGAAATTCCCTCACACATACCCTTGTAATTAAAACCCTCATCTAAATGATAGGCGGATAGTTCCCATATATAAGAGTCAGTAGTTCTATACCAATTCAATAAAGAATTAGGATCATCTACATTAGTGCTGTTATCAATGAAATCTTTAGCCACTTCATGATGATTTGCATGAAATCCAAGACTCAATCTATCTTTTGCATCCTTTAAACTTATTCCTAAAAATCCTGAAATAAGTTCTGCCTGGTTATCTATATTCATTTTTTCACTTTCTCCCATAATAAATATGAGGACATTAATCCTTCTTCGTAGGAATCTATATACAATGACTTGCACCAAGTTGTATCTTTGGGTCTTGGAGCAATACCTTTAAAGTGCTCGTGAGATACACCCTTAATTATAGGGTTAATGCATCCGTGTACATTATACTTTAAATCTCGTGCTATAGCAAATCTGCTACACTTTATCGGAATCCCTAAATGAACTATTTTTTCTTTAGCGTTTTTAAAACCTAAAGCTCTATTCCAAAGAATCTTCGCGGCATCTTGTGCGAACAGTGGAGAGAAGAATCGATCATCAACTTGGAGCTGCACTTCATCTTCTATCATTGACTCTAAGGGATTCTTGCGACCAATATCTTGAAAAGGTCTTACTCCAATTACGAAAGTTAATCTACATATTTCTGTATTTTGATGAGCTAAAACTATATGTTCAGCAGTTAGTTTTTGTTTTCCATAATGAGTTAGAGGGTGCGCTATATCAGTAGTATTGTAGCATGAGTTATCTCCGCTAAAAATACCTTGAGTACTTCCTTGTATTAAGTACTTATTATTCTTTGTCACCCAAGTGCATAGTGTTTTAACCAAGTCAACATTTACGCTTACATATTTTTGTGGATCTGATTCAACAACATCAACTCTATTTTCTCCAGCTAAATTAATAATTACGTCTGGATTTATAATATCTAAATCTTTTCGAACATCTTGATGATCAACATCTATTCCATACCATCCTGGGCTAGAAGTCTTTCTTGAATAGACTGCCTCAACATCTTCTGGCTGATTTATTTTCATATGTTGACCGACAATACCACCGGAACCTAATATAAGAACTTTCATACTTCCTTCTTTGTAGTAATATTTAGCGGAGAGGGTGGGATTTGAACCCACGGATATCTTTTCAGACATCGACATCTTAGCAGGATGTTCCATTCAACCGAACTCTGGCACCTCTCCAGATATCTAGGAAACAATTCCTGGGCGCTCTACATCTTCCATTAATCTAGTTCGACTCCACGCACCACAAGAATTACAATACCATTGCTGATATGTTCCTATCTGGGTATAGCGAAGACCTCTGCGCTGAAGATCTTCGGACGCACATGTAGGACAGCTACATTCACCTGAATAAACATTCAAATTAGGATGGTTTGTCATCCATGGTCTTAACTTCATATAGACTTTACGTAATAGATCAACATCTTGCTTTGCATACTTTGTCATTAACTTCCAGGACTTTATATCCCCACGCATGCAGCCAGCCCATGTTTCAAAGCCGCCAGTATCAACTTTTCTACCTAACCCTAAATGTTGGCCAAGATGGTCTAGTTTATTGCTATTAAACATAAAATATCTTCTTGCGATCTTTAATGTATCAATTTGTTTTACTGGAGATGTAGGCCCTAAATTATGGTATACAAACCTAGCATTAGCTTTTCGCATATCAAATCTATCACCATTATGAGCGATAACAATATCGGCTTCATTTATTAGGTCCCATAGCTTTTTTGTAACAAAAAAATCATTCTCTGGATTTTTTTCGTATGCGTCGGGGAAATCAATTAGGGAGCATACTTGTGTTTTGCCCTCCCCTTCCCATCTATATGAGACACAAAGTAGGTACCACTCTCTGTCGTGCTCGATAACATTCTGTTCGAAATGCCCCCATACATAACTTAAGTTTGGGGCTGTTTCTATATCGTAATAAAGTATCTTTGCCATAATAGCACCGTCTTTTCATTTGAGTAGTATCTCTTGAAAACTACATATAGCTATACATTATAACACAAATGGTGACGCAATGCTCATAATGTCACACTACGCCACCATTATATAAGTAATTAATTGTTTAATATTTTTAATATTAAAAAAAATAATTTCTGAAGCTGATCTTCCGTTGTGGATAATATAATCTCTTGATTATCGCCCAATATTATCTTGATAATATGGCCTTTTATCAATGAGCCATCTGTTGTTATCATGGAAGTTTGATTTGTTATTTCTATATTTTTCATAGCTGGCATAAAGCCAGAAAAAACTTGATCCATTATTTTTTCTTTTTCTTTTTAAACGTCGCAACGTTTTTTGGAGCTTGACCTTTTATGTCCTTCGAAGGAGTTCCTTGTGATCTTTTTCGTTGTACAGCGCTTTTTCTTTGAGAAGAAGACATAGAGTTAGCTTTTGCAACCGGTACACATTTTGCATAGCCGCCGCCCTTTCCGGATGTTCCACAAGGTTGCCATTTACCATTTTTTTTTGGTGCACCAATGTTAACCCATTTCTGATTAAACCATTTAGTTAAACCAACACCTTTTGGTCCAGCCATAGTATATCACTTCTTTTTGCGAGGCGCTGAAGTAGTTTTCCAAGTCCCGCCCATTGATTTATATTTCTTTGCAGCCCAAGCATTTGCGTATGCTGAAGGATAGACGTCAAATTTAGACTTAGCTTGTGACTTGGCCTGGCTCCACAGCTTTGGATTCTTTGGAACGTTTCTTTTTGTGGCCATCAGTCTTGATCCTGATCGTATACCTGGTAAGAACTTCCTCCACTTGGTTTATCTTTATCCTTTAGTCCATTTGCTGCAAGTACTCCAGACAGACATCCGGAAAGAAATAGTACAATTGGCACTAATAAGGAATCAATAAACGCTTTATCATTGGGGCTTTGTTGATCAATTGGCTGTGTAACGAATACAAGCGCATACATTACGCCAATAACTATGACGGCAAAAGTAAATGCTAGGGTTGCTCCTACAAAGAAAACCATGCGAGCTTTTATTTCACTGTTTGTATATCTTTTCTTTTCATTCATTGAGGTACACTCCCGTATATATCTTCTGGACATGTTCCAGAGGCATTGCAAATCGGTGGTTTACAATCCGCACTCTCCCAATTAGCTGGATCTTGACATGGGTATCTATATGAATCTGTACATCCACTTAATAGCCCCATGCAAAACGCACCTAAAATAGCTACTAATGTTAAAATTACTTTACGCATCAGCCAAACATTTTCTTCCAAGTGACGGGACCCACAGAACCGTCGGCAGTTAAACCATTAGCAGTCTGCCATGCCTTAAGCGAGGCAACAGACTTAGGTCCGAAATCGCCATCAGCTTTCGCACCGATGAGTGCCTGAACGAGCATAGCGGGTGCGCCTTTTGAACCAAGTCCAACTGGAGTACCCGGATAAGTAAATACCATTGGGCCAGCCTCTACTGCGCCACCAGAGGGCTTTAAGGCTTCAACTGGCGCTTGCACAGAACCATCAGGCGAAGCGTCACCTAGTGCATACTGCCAGTGCCAAGCTTCAAATTCTTTAGAGGCTGCGTTATTACCTTGGAGATAAAAACCATATTTAGGTGCGTTAGCACACATCCACTCAAAGCATTTTCCGCCCATTGAGGTAAGTTTACCATTGACATCATAGCCAAGGTCAATAGCAAGACCCCATCCATGATTGGAGCCTTTAAGGCCAGTCGGGTCTGGGGCAGCTGAAGGAGCTTTACCTTTCTTTAACCACCAGGTCTTACCCTCATACTGACGAGTAACACCAGTGCCAGTGTCAGTTGTTACATAGCGATCCATAAACATTGACAACTGACCTTGAAATGAGCGGTAGTCGCCAACATTCTTTAGCTTGAAGCCAGCAGCTAGTGCAGCGTCGTACATTTTATTAAACTGTGCTGCCACTGGTGCATACATTTTTCCTCCAGTTTTTACTGAAGCAAGGACACTTTCGGCTAATTGGCCATTCTTGTACTGCTTAAGAGCAGTTGGGACGACTAGTTTTATGTAAGGGTACTGACTCATCTATTAATCTCCTGTTACTTTTTCTTATTTTTATTTGTTATTTTTTTCAAAGTCTTAGCAAAATTCGCCTGCTGTACAGTTAGTTTACTGTATCTAGATGGATTTTTCGTAACTGCTGCAGCATACCCTGCTGGGGTTTTGCCAGCTTTTTTAGCCTTGGCCGTAAATGCCCCAGGTCTTTTAATGGCTTTTTGAATCCATTTTTTATCAGCTGGCTTTGCCATATTTTCTATTCCTTTGATTAAAGATGAATATTGATATACCTATAGTAATCAAAAACGCGCCGATACTCATAGATGAACTACCGTCTTGCCCTGTCGTTGGAAGTGGGCCCTCCGGAGTATCTTGTGACCCATGATCATGACTACTATGGTCGTGAATTGTTGTTGTGGTTTCCTCTACGATTATTTGTGGCATCGTTGTAGTATTTATAATAGTAGTTGTAGTTTCGGGTTCAGTTACGACAGGGGCTTGAGTTGTAGTTGTTTCGGGAACTGTGGTTAGGGGGATAGTAGTGGGAGCAATCGTCGTTGTTGCAATAGTCGTAGTAGGCGCTGGCGCATCCCATGAAACCGTAATTGAGACAACTTTAACTACACCATTAACCGTTGCACTAGCGGTATAAACTGCCGTGCCCTGCGATGCCGTGTTGACAGTGATGTTAGCTATACCACTTGCATCAGTTGTTGCGGTAAAGGTTTGCCCTAAATCTGGACCAGAGAAAACTGTCATTGATACTGTAACGCCAGCCTGAGGAACGCCAGCTAAAGTTTGAGCCGTTGCTGTAATAGTAATTGGCTCACCTGCACGAGGGGTTGCAGGACTATATGATAGTACGAAAGAACTAGGAAGAGATACACTGCCACCTCCAATGGAAACAGCCTTTCTAGAGTCGGATGCTTCTGGATATGGGTAGTCAACAAGAGTCTTTAATGTTCCTACATTGCCGGTGAAATACCCATGCCAGCACGCAGCTACAAGTGTATTTGTTAAGCCAAAATCGTTTACGCCATCAGTTGTAGCTTCTGGTCCACCATTGCACCCTCCATTATTATATATAGCGCCAGGTAAAAGTGCAGTCAGCCAACCGTATGATCCCATGTTTGCGAACAGACCGCCACCACCATTAACAAAGTCAGCTATTTTTTCTGCATTGGCTGTAAATATGGCTTCAGTGCTGGATGAGCGACTCCAGTTATCTGGTATCCATAATACAGCTGGAGGATTAGAGGTAATTGTAGTACTAAAAAAACTGCTTATTTGTGAATCTGTAATATAAAAATCAATTATAGGAGCAGTAGGAAATTCAACTAAAAACTGTGCACTTAATTGACTAGCCCAGTTAGCCCCACATGAAGTGGTTGTTGCGTTAGATCCGACAATTGCAATGTGACCATTGTTTAGATTTCGCGCACCATCATGAACTTTTTTAAGAACTTTGGCTATGTATTGTCCAGTGCTTTCCCATCCTGAGTGACAAACTGGATCCATTCCATCTAATACGATTGGTCCGCCGCCACCACTAGTAGCCAATGCTACTGACGAATTACTAGCTGGATTTAAAAACAATCCAATACCTATTGTTACTAGCAATACTGATAAAATATTTTTAATTTTTGACATATCTCCCTCAATTTATTTAAGTTGTCCGCAGGAAATATAGTAATAGTATAAACAAAAAAGAGGGCTATGACTTTTTAGTCATAACCCTCTTTAATTAAAATGATTAAATTACTTCTTCTTTTTCTTTTTAGCTATTGCAGCTTGTATAAAAGGGGGAAGTTTCTTTTGAGCTGGAGTGAGTCCAGTCATTTTTTTTGCAGCCATTTTCTTTGCTGGGCTTTTCTTTTTCATTGCCATAATTGTTCCTCTAATCTTAAACTAAGACTGAAAATTAATTTCAGTACATCTTTTTGCCACCCATTTTCTTTGAGCTTCCCATTTTTTTGGAACCGCCCATTTTTTTGGAACCCATTTTCTTGGAACCCGCAGCTTTCTTTTTCATCATTGCCATAATTACACCCCCTTTGCCCTACTTTTATTTTCGCTTGACTTCTTATAGTGCCACATCATATGATCATGCATTTGATCATCTACTTTATCTACCTGTTCGTCAACATGATCTATTTTATGATGTAAATTAAGTATTTCATCCTTAACATCTACTAGCATTGTCGCGACAATATTGTGATCACTTTTATTTTCTTTACGGCCCTTTTGGACTAGGGCTACAAGTATTCCGCCAATAGCGGTTATTATTGCAACAATGGCAGCTTCCATCTCAGGATCCCTTGACCCATTTTTTGGAAGGAGACTGAGTTTTACTGGGACTCCATTTAACTTTATTGGCCCAGTATGCTGCAGACATAGGTCCTTTAGATATATTCTTAGCGTGGCGTGAGGCGAAAGCCTTCCTCTGACCAACAGTTTGGTTAGTTTTTACCCCCTGCTGGCCAAAACGAATTGTTTTAACTTTACCGCCAGATTTAGCTACAACAATATGAGATTTACTTGGATGACTAGGAGTTCTTTTTGGTTTATTAAAACCACTTACTCCAGCTCTCGCTAAGCGTGGATCTTTTTTAGTTGCCATTACTTTTTCTTTCTACGCTTTTTATTTTTTAAAATAGGACCATTAGACTTCTGGTTATTTGTACCCATTCTTGGTCCACTTATGTAAATAGATTTTTTAAAAGCCATTATTTTTTACGTTTCTTTTCTAATCTATTTGCTGACGATATTGCAATAGCTATTGCCTGTTTACGCGATTTGACAACAGGACCACCCTTACCAGAGTGCAACGCACCTTTACCAAATTCATCCATTACAGATGTAATTTTTTTTTGATAAGTTGTTTTTTTTTATTTGCCATTTTTACTGTTATTGTTTTTTGTCCACTGACTAGAGTAATGACCACCAGTTCTCTTCGTGTCAATGACATTCATTACAGAATCTTTAAGTAATTTATAATAATTTTTTTCCGAGGATGTTTTACTTCCCCAACCTTTGTCGGCCATATTTACCACCTTATAAAAGAAGACTGGTTATATAGTAACATTTCTGCACTATATAACCAGTCTTCAAATTTGAAATATTAATGAACGCCTATGCTTTTTTTGTTGTCTTTGGGGTATTTGTTACCTTTTTAGCAGGAGTTTTTTGTGTGTTTGCTCCGTTAATATTTTTAGGTCTACCAGGCTTTTTCTTCTTAGGTTCAGAAGTTTTATTATCATCTAAGTCATAACCACCAAGTTTTGGTTGTTGAAAAGTAATTACTGGCTCTACTACAGAATTTACTGATGTAGTAGGTTTAGCCTGAAAAGTAGGACTTGGTATTTTTTTCTTTTTTGTAAATAATAACTTTCTTGCAAGCTTTTTGATTAATTTCATTTGTTTCTCCTGTTACTTTGTACCTTGCTGTGATTCTTTAATGAGCATATAACGCTCACCAGTTTCTTTTGAAGCTAAAGAAAACCCATAGGCAACTGCTTCTTCAACTGCTGCCGTCAGAGCTTGTTTATCTTCAAAGGAAACACCATGCAAAGGTATGGTAACCCCTGCATAAACATCAATATTTTCAAAATTGCCAATATTGATTTTTCTATTTACCCCACATATTACTACGGGAGAGCTTGTTAAAGAAATTTCATTACTCAAGAGATTAACCACCTGGTCTAGGGGAGAGTCCATAGACTGCTCCATTGCTGTTTTTGTTATCTTAGGCATATACGTTTATAAACTCGTTAATTATTTCTAGTGTCTTATTAGTTTGCTCATCAATTGATAAGTCATCGGTGACTATTATAGCAGATGAAATTTCTTTCACCAAGTCACATTCTTTTTCTGATTTATGAGAAGATTGTTCTGCTGTCATTAGATGACCATCTCTTTTCATCATTCTTTCATTTCTGACTTCATCTGAGGCGTCGAAGTATATGATCATTCCATTTGGTTGACTTAGAATTTTATCAGCTTCATTTTTAAATCTGACATCTGAAATAATAATCCCAACATGTTTGGGATTATCTTGAAAACCTTCTGAAGAAATAATACTTCTATGCATCTTTGTTGATTTATAGATTGCCCATTTGGCAAAAATTTCAGGATCATATAGTCTACATAGATCTCCTGCTTTTTGTAGAAAAGATCTCGGTTTAATGCCTTCCGGTTCTATAGCTAAATTATGTAGCTGCTCAACAATGTCGATAAAATGTCTATAGTCAGGAATATTACCTAGGGCATTGCCACCAAAAAGATCAAACAGTACTTCATGTATAGAAAATAGCTGCCTATCTTTCTGCCTAAAGCCAAGCGTAGTCTTTTTAATTGTAGCTATTTCATACAGCGATAGAGTAAAGAAGATATGATCCCAGATGATATGTCCATCTGAGCTATTTATTCTTGCTTTTGGAACTATCTGTTCAGCTACAGAAGTCTTGCCACTGGCAGCTTTTCCAGATAGCCCAATAATTATTGGATATTCGGGATGATATTTTTTTTGTATATTCATAGCATCTATTATAGCACTTAGATCTTGGATACGTACTCTTTTCTGATTTCTAATTCATTAAGAAATGCATTAGCTAGGGCGTCTGGTTCCCAGACAAAAGACCTATTTACTTGAACTACTCGAAAATTAAATTCTTCCCTTATTTCTTCAACTGTCATTAGTAGTGGAATAAGGGACGCATTTTTACACTTCCACTTACCATTGATCTGATTTGCTACAACGGCAGAATCAGTATATATAATTGGATCTGATAAATCAGCCATAGAACATATTAACAAGCCAGCTATTACAGCCTCATACTCTGCTTCGTTGTTAGTTCTGGGACCAAGACCTCTGGCAAATTGTGCTATTTTTTTTCTATTTTTATAAACAACAGCAGAACACGCTGCCTCTCCAAATTTTTTTTGACCTTGACCACGCGATGCTCCATCGCAGAAAACTTCTATGTTCATTTAACACCGTTTCAGTTTATTTTGAGTAAAGAATATATATCTAGCAGCATGTTTTCAACTTCTTGTCTTGAGTATAGCTCTCTGTCTTGAGAATATATTTCATGTAAAAAGTTTTCAATTTCTGATTTTACGTCAGCTACTTGCTCCTGAGTCAATTCTAATGTCATATTCTATTCCATATTTTTTGGCGGTGTTAATTATATTATTTTCATGAGAATTACTAGATACTTGAATTGTTTTATTTAAAAGATATCTATCACCCTTATACTCAACCTGCATAGGGAAATTTAAATCTTTTCTTTTTTCTGAATAAAACTCTTTGGATGACGTAACACTTTTATAGTAACCTATAAACATATAATATCCTTTTTCTTAATTAGTAAGTACTAAAGTCAGATTCTAAATATGAACCTTTTTCTTCTCTATAGGCTGCTACCTGCATAGATTGAATCTTATCCATTAATTTTCTGGCTGATTCGGAGGCAATGCGAGCTGAGTTTTCCATTGATTCAGCTAAGCTAACCATTGCCTCAGCTGTAACCATTTCAGAGTATTGCTCTTCTGCAGCAGTCATAGCAGAAGCTTCTCTTTCGGCTTCATTTTTTCCAACTCGGTTAGATTTGTATACTCTTTTATAGTTACCTTCTACGATTTTAAAATGTGCCCGAGCCATTCCAGCAAATCTAGCAGCGCGTCCGTAAACATTAGACGTTCTAGCAACCAATGAAGCGATGTTGTCTATACCTAGATCAACTATATCCACTTCTGGAATTTCTACAAAATATTTATTTATTTTTTCAGCAGAACTGTATGCGTCTATTACCTCTGTTAACTGGGGTGCTAAAAAATCTGTTAGCAATTGCTGAAGTTTTTGAATTGTCACTTTACCTTCTCCGCTGATAAAAGAATTGCGTATTCATCAATTTCTAATTCAATTATTAAATCTCTAACTTTATTTTTAATTTTAGTTAAATGCTCTCTAATTGTATTGGGATGCTCATTTATTTTTAGAGATATTTCACTGGATCTTTCACCATCTACATATCTCCATTTTAAAAGCTGTCTTTCCTGAACAGATAGTCTATCAAACGGTGATACATTTTTCTCTCCAAGAACCCAAAATTCATCAATTTTATCGGTAGAAAGCATCTGCTCTAAGGAGTATTCTACTGGATCTGCCTTAAATCCTACAACATAGTTTTCATCACTTTCATCTGTTGTCGCATCGTCACTGAGTAGTGGGAAAGTTTTTCTACCAAGCTGATCAATTAAAAATGTATCAACATTCTTTTTTAGTAGATAAAAAAAATAACTATATAAAAATCCACTAAATGGTATTGGACCTTTTGCTGAATCTTTTCTCTCATATCTGTTAATACACTGAAAAAATGTTAGGTTTATTGTTTGGCGGATATCTTCCTCGTCACCATACCTTCTTGCCATATAGTTAATGCCCCTCATACACTCATTGATCACTCTCGTGTTATTTTGATTAAGTTTGTTTTTCATTAACGCAAAACGTGTACCGGGATCTTTGATGAACAAAGAAATAAACCTTCGAATATCATAATCATTTAGATTAAACTTGGAATAATACAGCAGTGACGTATATTTAGTTAAGAAGTTACTAAACACTTTCAGCAACTCTTCCTGATGATGACCTGAACCCTTTTTTGCCTTGTCTATAAGATCTTGCATTTCATTTTCTTGCAGTGAATAATACTGCTCCTTATAACTACTCATTTCTTGCCTTCCCAATTTATAAAATAATCACTATATATATCTCTTATATCTTCATAATAAATTATTACCGGAACCTCTAGTTCGTTCATAAAATTTTTAGCGTCGGTGGAGTATTTGCTAATGACACAAGTTAGCTTTGCAAACTCGTCTGGATAATATCTTTTAAACCTTTTCAATTTTAGTTTACTTTTATCATCTAGATAGCCTTTGACTTCAATCCATTCATTATTCCTTGTCAGTAGAAAATCTGGAGTGTAAGCTCTTGTTCCCCTTTTAATTGGAAATGGAAATACTGTTGGCTCAAATTCAAAATCAATTTTATATAATTTTAAAATCCTGACAAAATTTGCTTCCCAACTTGATCTAACATTCATGTCAATATCTTTCCTGTAACCAGTTTTAGTATATTGATATGCGTTTCCTTTTTTTCTTTTTGGAAGTTCATCATTCATAATTGCTTGATCAACCTGCTTGTTTCTGATATTATTCAAATTAGGTTGTTTTTTGAACGAAGATTTTTCCAGAAAAAAATCGTTTGGCGTTGCAATCCGTGTCTGCATCCTGTATCCTTTATGTCTATAAGCGTATCTATATTATACAATAAAAAGTAAAAAAAAACAAACCAAACGCTACAACGCAAGTTGTAGCCTAAAAAGAAAGAAAATATAATGTCCACCATTAATACACTAAATGAAATCATCAAGGAAACAATTGACCAAATGAACAGCGAAATTGCTGAAGACCTAGTTGTAAACTATGGTTATGACTTTGATTCGGCAATTAAGTTGGTAACTGAGTTTACCGAGTTTGACATCGCTGACTCTTCCGAATCAGACTTCTGATTCTTATATAAAATAAAATAAAAATGGGGCTGGGAAACCGGCCCCATTTTTATTTGTCTAACTTCTTTTCTTATTTCTAAAAACACCAGTACCACAAGCTCCAGAAGCTGCATGGTCGCAATAGCTACATATTCTTACGTTTGATGTTGGATTGAAATTTCTATCTGAAATAATATTATTTATAGATTGAATCAACTTTACTTTTACATTTTCAATATCTTGCTTAGAAAATAGATGACCTTTTTTCTTTCCAGATCTAAGATAGTATAACTCTGCATATACTTCTTTATCTGGGAATATATGATCCATAGCTAGCGCATATATTCCTAACTGCAAATTATTAGGAACCTCCTTAAGAGTTACTTCCCATTTGCCTGTTTTGTAATCAGTTATATGAACTCTATCTTCATATACATCTACTCTATCTATAAAGCCTATTATCTTGTAGCTGCCAATAATTAAACTGAATGCCAACTCTTTATCAAAGATATGAAAATCTACATCACTATTAGTATCATAAAAGTCATCTATTATTCGAGATCCAACAGATATTAGTTCATTGGATATTTTATTATCTGGATCCCAAATTGGGATATTTTTTTCATATTCTAATTTAAGTTCTTCTAAATCTATTTGTTTATTATTTTCTAATTTATTCTCTAAGACAGAGTGAACAATATTACCAAGAGTAGCAGCTGCGTTGAACTGTCTTGGCTCTTTTTGTATATAAGAATAAAAATACTTAGCTGGACATTGTGTGTATGTATCTATTCTAGAGTAGGAAAAATCTACTAGACTAAGCCGTTCTAAATAGCTAAGTGATTCATAACTTTTAATTGGTATTGATAACAAAAAATACTCCTATTCATATTCATTTGGGTCAAAAATTAGATTTCCTTCCTGATCATATTCTTTTCCCATCTCGTCTATTGTATGACCATTATGCTTATTTACGTAACAGCCATTCTTCGTTGGAATCCAACCAGTTTCACCTATCTCCATATAATCGTCAGATGGCCACATTTTCGCCACCAATCATAACCTCAACATCTGTTATCTCATCTGCATTAAGATAGTAATGAATTACTGTGTACAGATCTTTTAGGTCTTTAGGTGTCAAATAAAAACCAACACAAGTACATTGTAAAAATAATTTATCTTCATAATTATATGTTGAATCTGTATATTCAGTTAATTTAATGTTTCCTTTTTGCACAACTGCGGGAATTGACATTTTTACTCCTCATAAATTGTTATTGGATTCCAATTTGGATTATCCATTTTTTCTCTCATATCTTTTACGTAAGAGTCCCAGTCTCTTTCGTCTTCTGTTTTCTTCTGATATCTAACGCTACCCTTGAATGGATTTGAGTTAAACTTAGTCATAACTAAACGACCTTGCTGTGTCTTCCATCTAAGGATTCCATTTTTGCAGTCGCAAAAATCTTCATTATCAACTTTAATTTTTAATTCTGGATCATATCTTCCAGAGCAACCGTTACATTTAGTGTATCTACCCTTGTCTTGACATCTATTGCATGATGAGCAGAATACCCAACACCATTTTTCTACAGGATTAATAGTAGGACCAACACTAGACATTATTACTCTCCAATTCAATTAGCTTTTTAATAGAAGACTCTACGTTGGGTGAAGCTTCTATTTTATATTTGTAAATAAATTTATGTTTTTCAGAATTAACCTGCAAGAATACAGGTCTATCTCCTTTTGAGGAATTAATTATATCATATATTTTGTTGAGTAAGACGGGTGATATATCTTTATCAACATCAAAAACTAAAGCTTTTCCTGTTAAAAATAAATGTGAATCTATTTTTTCGCAAGACGAATAATATATCTTTGCAACTGGGTTTTCTTCATCCCCTTCTTTTGAAAGATTGCCAGATATGATTAAAACATCACCTTTATTAAAATAGTCATCCGAAATAGATTTGGCTGCGTTGGGAAAGATTATTATTTCAATATCAGAAGATATATCCTCAATCGTAATCTTAAACATTTTCTGACCTTTTTTGGTCATGATTTTCTTTACTGCAGTTATTATTCCACCGATTTTTACAGAAGATCCAACAGTGTAATTAATCAAATCAATAATTTCACATGTTATTTTTTTAGAAAGAATATCCCAGATACCAAGAACTGGATGAGTAGTAACATAAATTCCAAGTTCATCTTTTTCTTTTTCTAAAATAGATAATTCTTCTAATCTATTATATCCAACTTTATATTCATCAATTAATTCGTCTAGTGCACCGGCCATAGCTAGGTGTTCTAATGTTGATTTCTTAAGAATTGTAGGATCACATCTCCTAAAAAAGTCTGATAAATTTTTATACGGATTTAATTCATCTCTAGATGAAACAATAGCGTCTGCTATTGATGACCCAATTCCGTTAACAGCTGATAGTCCAAAAACAATAGAAGAATCATCTATAACCTCAAAGTCAAATCCAGAATAATTTACCGAAGGTGGTAGCACTGATATGCCTAGCTTCCTACAGTCGGATAGATAAAATGATTGCTTATCTTTATTTCCAACAACAGAAGACATAAGTGCAGCCATATATTCAACAGTATAGTTAGCCTTTAAGTATGCTGTTACATAACTAATCATTGCGTAACTGGCGGCATGCGCTCTGTTGAAACCGTATCCGCCAAAGTATTCAATGTCTGAGAAAATTTTATTAGCTAACTGTTCAGATATCTGAGAAGATTTAACACAACCTTCAACAAATTTACTGCGCATTTTAGCAATTTTATCCATTAACTTTTTACCTATAACTTTGCGTAAGTCATCGGCTTCTGCCGAAGAAAAGCCAGCTAATTCTCTAGCTACACCAAGAACATCTTCCTGATATAGCATAATACCCAGAGATGGCGCTAAAACAGATTCTAATTTAGGATCATCATATTTGATTCTACTACGACCATGTTTTCTGTCTATATACTCTTTATCCATTCCCGAACCCATTGGTCCAGGTCTATGTAGTGATATAAGGGCCATTATGTCTTCTATACTTCTTGGCTGCAAAGAGATCATCATTTCTCTCATAGATGATGACTCAAGCTGGAATACTCCAGCACAATTGCCTCTACATAATTCGTCATAAGTTTTAGCATCATCCAATGGTATTAAATCAATATCAATTGATATCCCCTTATGTTTGTCTATTAGCTTGACACAAGAATCAATGACACCTAGGTTTCTTAAACCAAGAAAGTCTATTTTTAGTAGACCACATTGTTCAACTCGACCCATATCCCACTGGGTTACAATTGGATTATCTACACCCTTTTGCATAATTGGTAAGTAATCAGTTAATGGGCCTTTTGATATAACTACACCAGCGGCATGAATTCCTGTTTGCCGAACAAGGCCTTCTAATCCAAATGCAGTGTCTACAATTTCTTTAGCTGTATTATCTTTTTTGTATAATTCTGAAAAGTCAGCAACTTCCATGCACTCAGAAAGATTTTTAGATATACCCAAAATAGGCGGAGGCACAAGCTTAGCTACGGTATCCCCTGCTGCAAAATCATGACCTAGTGCTCTGGCAGCGTCTCGTATAGATTGACGAGCTCCTGTCTTATTGAACGTACATATATGTGCAACATGATCTACGCCATATTTACTTCTAGCGTAGTTAATAACTTCATCTCTATGTCTATCGTCAAAGTCTAGATCTATATCTGGCATTGACTTTCTTCCCTCGACAAGGAATCTTTCAAACATTAAACCAAACTTAATTGGATCTAGGTTAGTAATTTTAAATGCGTAAGATAATATACTGCCAGCAGCAGAACCTCTTCCCCACCCAACTCTAACATTATTATTTTTAGCCCAATTAACTAGATCTGAAACAACTAGAAAATATTCTGGAAATCCCATATCTTTTACTACACGTATTTCATGATTAGCTCTATCTATAATATCCTGCGGAAGTGCATCGCCATATCTTTCCTTTAAACCACTCCAAGCTAATCTTTCGAAGTAATCATTAGATGTTTCTTTTGTTGGAATTGGAAAATCTGGAAAATATATGTTTCCAAAATTTAAATTAATATCAACCATATCACATACGTCCATGGTATTCTTTAACCAATCAGGATTAAATTTTCTTTCCATCTCATCATATGACTGAAGATAGAATTCATCACCACTAAAAGAAAATCTATTTGGAGTATGAATATTACAGTTTGTAGCAACACATAGCATGATGTCATGGGCGCGAGCGTCATTTTGATGCACGTAGTGGCAGTCTCCACTTGGGACTACTTTGGCTCCAATAATGGAAGCTATTTCAACTAATTGGTTAAATACTTTGCGTTGCTCGGAAAGACCATGGTCTTGAACTTCTATAAAATAATTTTCTCTACCAACAATATCCTGCATTTTCTTAGCTGAGTTAAGGGCGTAGTCAAAATCATTTCTTAGTAAAGCCTGAGACACTTCACTATTTAGGCAGCCAGATAGCACAATGATTCCATCAGAGTGTTGAGATATAAGATCGTGATCGATTCTAGGCTTAACGTAATATCCTTCAAGAAATGATCTTGATGACATTTTAATAATATTTTTATAACCAACATTATTTTTAGCTAGAATTGTTATATGATATGGCCCTCTTTGTTCCCATTCATTTTTGGCCGGACCAGATCTTTCTTCCTCGTCTTTATCAAATCTGGTTTTTCTAGCTTGATAAAATTCAGAACCAAGAATTGGCTTTACACCCGTAGCTTGACCTGCATCATAGAAATCAAGCCACGAGTGTATATTGCCATGATCAGTTGTAGCTAGACCTTTCATTCCAAGAGATCTAGCTCTGTCTAAATACTCCTCAATTCTTCCATGTCCATCGAGCATAGAATAGACTGTATGGTTGTGGAGATTTGTCCAATTTTTCACTAAATTCCTCTACTTCTATCTGAGCCATCAAGAGCACTATCTCTTGTTTCTCTATATGTAATAATTACAACTCCGCCACAATACTTGCAAGGAACAGGCTTACCTTCCTGAGCAAAAGGACTTCTTTCCATGTATTGATCTGGCTGATCCGACTTACACTCAGAGCACACTCCAATAACATCATCTGGATTTTGTATATTAGACATTTTCACCTCCTTTATTTTTTAGTTTGTACGCAAATCTAACTGGAGATGGAGAAGACTTTTCTTCTGTTTCTATATATTTATCTCCAACTTTAATCCATTTCTTTTTTTGCTCCAAAGAACACTCACCACAACCAACGCCAACAGCATTTGCTCTCTCACACGTATATGGTCTACCGCCAATTCCGAGTTCTCTTCTTTTGACCCAGTCTCTTATGTGGCTATTAGATTTTTCCCAATTGTAATCGTCGCAATTACTAAGTATTTCATGAAGAAATTTTATTGAATCTTCACTGTAAGTAAGTATGGAACATAGGAATAATCTAGCTTCATGTTCAAGAAATTTTTTCTCTTTTGCTTGATCATATAATCTTTGTACGGCGGTGCAGCCTGTTAGTAGTTTTTCTTTTGTAAATTCTCTTTCTGATTCATCTAACTTTTTAAACGCAGATGAACCATATTTATTGAAGTAAGACATAAAATCTTTTGATTTTTCTTTTTCAATTTCTAAATCATATGTAAAATCTCTAAACCACTCATTAGCTTTAGAGTTAAATGATTGATCAATTACAATGTTGCTGAATCTATTTACGCAATATTGTTTAATAGTATCCATATTAGTATATAGTAAATCCACATTAATTTTATTCTTATAAAGTAATGTATCTTGATGCATTGTACCTTCAAGGCGCCACATTCTTCTTGGATCGTAAACACTAAAATCTAAAGATGTAAGATTTAATTTATCGTTTACTTTGTTTGCAATATGCCTAAAAATTTCTGGTAGTTTATTAGATGGATTAATCCCAAGAGCAACAGCTTCGCACTCGATGTGAAAACCTTTTTTGCCAGTAAAGTAAACAATAATAGATTCTTCAGGAATATACTGCAATAGGTATTCTTTTAATCTAATGGTTTCCTCTAATGATATATCACCATTGGTGTTATCTAGATCAAAATATAATGAACTTAATCTTGTTGATTTTTCAATATCTGGATAATTATATTTCCATATAGATGTATACAATCCAGTATTATCATTGTCTTCCCTAAAAAAAGGAATATCTTCATCGGTTATAAATGTAGTTTTATCTCCAGATTTAACTCTAATAACTCTATTAAGGGAGGGAACATATTTAGCTATTTCTACATATTTCCAAGAAGATAAAAACTTATTTGATCTTTCACAAATTTTCATATAATTTTGACCCTACAATCATCATGTTTTATATTTAGAATAGATATTTTTGGATAACAAAAATTATCTGAGTGAGTCCTATAATAGACTGACTCTTCTATTATATCTTCTAGATTGGAAAAAAGATATATTCTTTTAGATATTCTTTCT